TGCTGTTGCGAGTAGCAAGGCGGAAACGAAGAGTGCTAAGGAGTTCCGGTCCGACCAGATATTCATCACACCAAGCGCCAATGTTGATCCAGCTAGGATTCCGGCACCCCAACTCAGCACCCTCAAGGATTGTGTCGTTGTTAAGGAATTGGGCATAGGTCTTGAAGATGATCGAGCTCTTGCTGACAGGGAGGATGAGGCTGGACTTGGAGAACCCGTTCTTCCGGGTGTAGGACACGTTCTCCTCCGTACCTAAGACCTTCACCTTAAACTCTTCCGGCAGAGCGTCATACACCGCAGACTGCTGCTGACGGATGGAGACATCCGCATTCTGGGCAAAGCACATAATGACGGAGCCGGGGTTCTCCACCGCAGACTTAACTACGGCGTGTGCTGCCCAACTTGTTTTGCCAGAACGATTTCCGCCACTTACTAGCAATTCTGCGTGGGTCTGGAGCAGTTCCTCGGCATCCCGCCAATGAGGAAGTTTCCACCCGTACCGATAGGGGTCACGCCTGCTATTGGAGATAGCCGAGTGGTAAAGCTCGTGGAGCTTCAGAACATCCTGCGGCTCCATCGCCGCCAACTCCTCGTCAGTCGGCGGCTTTAGAACTTCGTGCGGTTCCCAGACTAGGGCCATTATTAAAGGAAAGCCTAGTTTTCTTTAATTCCGGAAAATGGAATTAAAGGAAAGCCTAGTTTGCTTTGCACGTTGTTGAAAAAACACCCCAGCCTTTTCAACACGCCTCCACGGGTTTAGCCACCACTTCCACGCTACTGGCCTTCAGCTTGGCCCTAGCTTCCTCAATAGCCTTCATCGCATCCTCCAAGCTAGGCGCGGCACCCTTGTGCTCCACCACCACCTTGTTCTCCCCCAGAGCTGCAAGAAACTTGTCATTAGCTATGCCCCAAGGAATAGCCAAATCCCGGATGTTGGTCCGCGCCAACTGCTCAGGGTCCTCCGCCAACTGCCGCATCTTCTCCTTCTGCAAGAGTCTCAACCCCTCCGCAATCTCCAGCGCATCCTGCGCCAACTCCCGCCGCCTATCCTCCAAGACCATCTGATGCCTAGCCTTTAGCCGACTAATGGTCTCCCACTTCATCCCCAGCTCCTCCCTGATCTTCCCAAAGGAGCACCCCTCCGCCAACATCTCCAAAGCTTTGACCGCCTTAGCCGGGTCACGCCTTTCTAAGTAGTTCCCCTCAGCCTCCCCGAACTTAGCAATCTCCACCGCCATCTCACTAACAGGCTTTCTAGCCCGTTTAGCGCGTTCTTTGGTCATCGGGCTATGCTGGTATAGGCCAAGCCCTCAGATCAAGCCTAATCGCATAGGGCGGCTTTTAGGGACATATTGGGAATTTTTTAAAAGGGGTTAGTGGAGCATAGGGCGACATCTTGGGAATTTTTTAAAAGGGTCGAGTGGAGCAATCCCAATTTACCCACCCCCCCACCCCACCGACCCCCTCCCCCCCCCAATTGGAATGAGGTGACCACCCTAGGGGTAGAATTAGGGGAAATACCCTAAGCACAAGTGTGAATAGCAACCCCTGCGCGGGGCGTGCGTGGTTAAGGGGGGAAAGGATTGCCTGCGCCACTCACTCGCTTGCCTCACTCTGGCCGCGACTCTGGCCGCCACTCTGGCCTTCCCTCTCTTCCTTGTCCTCTCTGCCTCTCCTTTGCTTTTGAAGGGAATGTTTCCTTTGCCTAGGGGTGCCGGGATTCAATTGCGTACAACTACGTATTGAACGCGAGGGGTGTTTCTGCTACTGTTTCGCCACGCTCGAGACACTCGAGCATAACCAAAACCAAGAAATGCATTCACTAAACGGCGCTACGTTAACTCCTGCTTATGGGCGGGACTACACTTCAGGCAAAGACGCAATCGCGTCTTTTGAATCGGGGAAGGATTTCTCCTTAGCCTCTGTCTTTCACGGATCCGGTTACGTATCGTGCCGGGATTTCGTTGCCGGGGACCGGGTGTCGATCCGTTACGGAAAGCTTCGCAAGGTAGTTGGCCACGTAGTGAAAGGGGGTGCCGCGTGAATCGCGCCGTTATTTCCCGCGTGCTTCCCGCTACCGATACAAAGGGCACCCGCATAGCGTGCGTCTTTATGTCTCCCGGGGAAACGGTGCCGCGTAAGGAATTTGCGTGGAATTACGCCTACTCCTCCGCGGAGAATCACGCGCTTGCCGTTCGTCTTTTTTTGAATCTACAGGCGAACGCTTTCGGGGTTTCGGATTCGGCCCACTTACAGCCCGGCAAATGGGTACATATTGTGCGCGAGGTGAAAGGGGGTGCGGCGTGAGCACGTGGGCACACTTGACGCTGAAAAGCGCCAACGCGAAAACCGGACCCATTCCGGTCTCGACTACGGAACCGGATTCCTGCCCGCCATCCTGCCCCTTTCGGGGGGCGGGCTGTTACGCTAAATCGGGCCCGCTTGCCTTGCATTGGCGCAAAATAGCGGAGCGCGAGCGGGGAATGCCTTGGGGCGAGTTCTGCATTTCCATTTGCTCGCTTCCTGCGGGCACCGTCTGGCGCCACAACCAAGCGGGCGACTTGCCCGGCTGCGGGGAAACGGTAAACGTTTCGGAATTGCGCCAGTTAGTCCGGGCAAATACGGGCAAGCGGGGGTTTACTTATTCACACAAGCGGAGCCCGCAAGCGTTAGAGGCGATCCGGGAGGCGAACGCTGCCGGATTCGTGGTTAATCTCTCCGGAAATTCCCTCGCCGACGCTGACGCCCTCGCGGAGACCGGAGCCGGGCCCGTGGTTTGCGTGCTGCCCGCTACCCAAACCGAGAACACCCGCACGCCAGCCGGGCGCAAGGTTGTCATTTGCCCCGCTACGCAACGGGAGGGGGTTTCCTGCGCCACTTGCCAGCTATGCGCGAGGGGTGCCCGTTCCGTTATCGTCGGTTTTCCCGCGCACGGCACCGGAGCGAAGCGCGCAAGCGCCATTGCGGGGGCTGCGTCGTGAAAAAGGGCGATTTCATCGTGACCGCCGTTTGGTTGATCGTTTGCGCGGGCTTCCTGCTGTACGGGCTCGGGCTGGCCCTGCTGGGCTGACCCAGCCGACGCCACCACCAACCGCCCTTTGACCGGGGCGGCTTTTTCGTGTCCGTGTGCGGCGATCCGGACCTTGCCTTGCGCGTTTCCTTGCGTTTTGCGGGGCGCGGGTAACGCGGGGAGTGTCACGATAGCCACAATGGGTCAAAGTGGCCAGAAACGCAAGCAAACGCCATTTCTGGCGATTTCCGAAACTGGGGAATTTTCCCCAAACTGGGGCCTAGGTAGTTTCCCTTAGCAACATCCGTGACTGGGGCGTTTTCCTCATCACAACTGGTGTTGGGGTGTTTTCCCTACGTAGTCCTACGTAGTGCCCTGTACGTACCTGTGCGCCGGGAAGAAGCTTGCCGGGCGCGGGCGTTATGTGGAAAACCGCCTTAAAGGACGAATCCCCCCTTAAAGCGCAAATCCCCTTAAAGGGCAAATCCCCCTTAAAGGGTGAATCCTCCGCATTTATGCCCGAATCCCAACTCCTGATCCTATTCCTCGCCATCGTCCAGATGGAATCCAGCGGCGACCTGAACGCCCGCAACGGGTCCGCCGTAGGCCCGGCTCAAATCCAGCCTGCCGTAGTAGCTGACGTTCAGGCTTGGGGCCATAAAGCCTCTTTAAGGGACCGATCCAGCTTAGACGGCAGCTTCCGCTTGTTCCAGCTCTACACGGACAGGTGGGTGGCGCGGCACAAGCTACCCGACACGCCGCAGACACGGGCCAACATCTGGAGGCACGGGCCTAATTCCCAGTACGCCTTAAAGGGCCAATCCTCGAAATACGCCTTAAAGGTGCAATCACTGGTTGATGATCCAGACCTCAGTTGGGCTCACCCGAATAGCCGTAAATGGCTTAACGACAGAAGGAAGCGTAATCTGGGAAGCTAGGGTGATGACGGGTTTTTTAGCTGTGATTCCCGTTAAAACCTTCACCCTCTTAGAACTTTCTTCGAACATATCTAGTTGGTCTTCAGAGGTTTGCACGCTTAAAGGCAAAATCACGCATCTAAAGCTTGATGTCAACCGTCTGTATGGTAAGGTCTCGTTATCAGGTGTGTGCCTGAGAAATCTATTTCGCCCGACTGATCCTCGGGTGGGTTGTTCAAGCAATGGCCCGTCAAGCACACACTTGGCGGGCCTTTTGCTTGTGACAACAACCTACTCAACAGATGTGTGTGCTGGCCGTGAGCCGTTTATCCCGGCTTGGCTGTTCGATTTCGGGCTTACCCCGCAAGAAGGCTGGGTGCTCGCCTACCTCTGGCGCTGCCGCAACGCGCAGACGGGCCTATGCAACCCTGCATCCGCGACGATTGCTGAGAAGGCTAATCTCTCGGTGCGGGCGGTCTTTGCCGCCCTTAAGTCCTTAAAGGACAAAGGGCTGATAAGGGTTAAGCCGGGAAATAGTGCTAGGTCCAACGCCTACGTTCTTACCCTTAATGGCGTAGAACTACGTATGCACCATATGCACACCAAGGTACATAACTTAGATAATACTAAGAATACTAACCTTGGTATGCACCATATGCATAGTCTCCCCAAGGATGAGAACCTTGGAGTGCTGCATAAGGGCGCAGCGCACGCAGCTATTCTTCGCACGCTGAAGCCCACTCTAAGCCCCAACGCATACCACGATTACCGGGTCGAGCTAAAGGGAGACGGATACGCCACCGTGATCAACCCGTATGGCGGGCGCACTCGCTTCCCGTTTCCGACTGCCGTATGAGCAAGCAACGCGCATTTATGCGGTATTACCCGCCGCTCCCTAAAGGTCCGGGGCCTCATATGCCTTACGCTGACTACCTGAAGACCCCGTACTGGGCTTTGGTGTCAAAGCACGTAAAGGCTCGCGCCGGGCATCGTTGCCAAGTCTGCAACAGCCAGATGGACCTCGCCGCGCATCACCGCACCTATGAGCATCGCGGCTACGAACTGGAGCATTTGGACGACCTGATCTGTATGTGCCATCGCTGCCACAGCGTGTTCCACGGGAAGCCGCATCAGGAGCAGCAGGCACCGAAGATGCCAACGCCTCCGAAGCCTAAAAGGGCCAAGCATCAGGTCGATTTTCCCGCGCTTCCTGCCGCAGATGCTGAGGGCAAGATCGTGCTCACAAAGCAACTGCTGGAATTGTGCCGGACGCACCGCTACGGCATTACGCACCCGACCGCCAAAGCCCTAGGTCAAAGCCTGCCTCTTGAATCGGGCTGGTTCTCGCGGATGGTCGGAGAAAAGGTTTTACTGGAGGACTTCAAGCTCGCCTTGGAGTTCACCGGGAAATACAAAGTCAGTTAAACCCAACAAAACAGATGATGACACTAATATGCAGCGGACTGGGATTCCTCATCGGAGTCGTAGTCGGAATCGTGATTCAAAGCGAAGACGGCCCTGACCGGGAGGACTTCGAATGAATCACGCCGAAGAAGCCATCCGTCTGATCACCGGGGACCGGAACGAGAGCTACGGCACCCCAGATCAGGACTTCTCAGGGATCGCCGCGATGTGGACCGGGCTCCTCAATACCCGGCTCACCAGCCCCATCACGGCAGAGGACGTTCCGCTGATGATGTGTGCCTTAAAGCTTAGACGGCAGGCACATAAGCCGAAGGACGACAATTTGATTGACGCGCACGGCTACTTGCTGTGCCTTGAGTGGATGCAGACGGGGAAACGCCCCGTCTTAGGAAACCAAACACAGAAACCAGCACACAATGAAGACTAAGAGACCAGCCCTCTACAGCCCCTTGGCAATGACCGCCTACTTTTTAGGCCGCGCCGAAGCCCACCGGTTTATGGCGCAAACCGAAACCCGCGAAATCCTCCGGCAGGGCTCCCGGCAGATGATGCGCCAAAGCGCCCTGCGGGCGGTCCATTGGATGAAGCAGATTGGAGGTGTGTCTTGATTAACGAGCACGGCGATATGATCGCCATCTCAGCCTACTACAAGGTGCAGGCTCAGGTGGACGAGCTCCAACGGCAATTGGACAACGCTCGCACGGGCTGGCTGTGCGAAACCTGTGATGGCCGGGAGTGTGAGGGCCAGCGGCAGAGCGAGTTGATGTTCGCGGAGAACGAGGCCCTACGTGAAAAAATAGCGGACTGGGAGAATGCGGTATTGCACGCATTGGATCATCGATCCGACGAGCAGCATTGCACGTGTGTGGCTCCACTAGTCGGGAAGGTGAAACAACTGGAGCGCGAAAACGCCGCGCTGCGGGCCGCAATCAACGCCGCACGAAAGGAGCAGCCGTGAGCTATCCAATGCATCCCAAGGCTCAGGAGATAGAGCGCCGCCTGATGCAAATGCAGATGGTCAAGGAGATCATCGCAGACCTCCATTGCGGATGGCGTGCGATTAAACGTCAGCGACGACGCATCGGACTAAAGCTCATATGGGCAACTGAGGCCGAGCGAATCGCGATTGCTGATAAGCGGGGCGTTGATAGGAGGTTGGTTACGTGACCCCCCTAACAGCAAAAGCACAGCTTGATGTCCTGCAATGCGGCAGACCTGCCAAGGTCAAAGCCGAGTTCGCCACCCAACTAGAAGCACAAATATATGCCCTCACAGCCTTCATCAGAGACCCAGAAGTCTTCCAACACCTCAGCGTGGCACAGATCGCCAAACTCGACGCTATCTTTACGGATAAAGTTTGAGAACGCTGTTCGATCAGGAATGACCCTCAAAGAATTGCGGGCTGAGTTCCGGCAGATCGATCCGAAAACCGTATCCCATCGAATTACAACGATGGGCTACCAGAGACACTACCTCACCAACGAGGAATACAAACACATCCTAGCACGCAGAAAGATACAAAATGAAACTCCCGCACAATGAAGAGGCTGAGAGGATTGTCCTCTCGGTCGTGATGAACGAGGGTCCATCGGCCCTCCTAAAAGCTCTGGACTACAAAGTCACAGAGGCTTGGTTCTACAACGCATTCGCCAAAGTGATCTGGAAACAGGTCAACGAGGCCCACATCCGGGGGATTGGACTAGAGCCGCACATCATCTGCGCGGAGCTGAAGAAGACCGATCCCGACCTCAAGCGATGCGGAGGGCTGGCTAACTTCTCCGACATCTCAGGAGCCTCGCCTACGCCTCTGGCTTTCGTCTACAGCCTAGATGCCCTGCGTGACCTGTATCAGGCCCGCGAACTGGCTGTGGTGGCCTCAGAGACGACGCAAATGGCCCTAGCGGGCAAACCACAGGTCGATGAGTTCGTCGCCAAGATCAGCAAGGTCTTAGCCATCCGAAATCAGACCGCTACGCAGGTGTCGCTCAAAGACGCTGCCTCACAGGTGATGGCGGACCTCGCCAAGCTTCTCTCGGGGGAAGCCGAGCAGACTGGGATGACTTGGCCTTGGCCGGATATGACCAAGGAGTTGGGGGCTGCGACTGGTGGTGAACTGATCGTCATCGCCGCTCGTCCCGGTGTGGGCAAATCGTCGATGGCCCGCGACATCTGCCGCCACTTTGCGTCCCGATATGGCGACACGCTCCTCTTTTCGCGTGAGATGCCCGTTAAGAAGGTCTGCAAAGGACTGGCTGGGATGATGTCGGGCGTATCAGTCCGAGCCATTGAATCCCGGCAAGCCTCCCAGCACCAGATCAAAGCGTTTGAGAACGCCCTGAAGGACATCGAGACCAACCTGTCGAAGCGTCTGCACATCTTCGACTCGGATCGAAATCCCTCCCAGATCGCTGCCCGCATAGAAGCCTGCAAAGCCTTTATGCAGGTGAAGGCTGTCGTGATCGACTATCTCCAACTCTATGTGCCGCCGCACGGCAAAGGAGAGACTCGGGACATCGCGATTGGACAGACGACGTTGGCGTTCAAAGACCTCGCGGTCTCGATGGGCATCCCTGTCATCCTGCTGGCTCAGGTGAGCCGGGAAGTGGAGAGAGAGAATCGCATTCCCCGCCTCTCAGACCTGCGGGAATCGGGCAACATCGAGCAGGACGCGGATAGAGTCATCTTCATCCATCTTCCATCCGAGAACTCCGAGGGCGGCACGCAAACCCTCAACGATCAGACCGTGCAAAACCTAGAGGTGGAGATTGTCCAAGCCAAGGGCCGCGACAACGGCTGCGCTAGCATTAGGATGGTTTTCAATCGCCCAACAACCAAGTTCCAACAACTCCAACGATGAACGGCAAAGGAGATTCGCCAAGGAATAATCACTCGGAAGCCTTTCGTACTGGCTGGGATAGAGTTTTCGGCAAAGAAAAAGCTTCCCTTCCTCAGAACAATCAACCACAAGAGAAACGAGATAAAGATGATAAAAATGAAACTCACACGAAACGACTACGAGACGCAGCTCGCTAAAGCCGCGCTAGTCATCAGCGGTTTCCTTAACCGCTTTGAAGAACCGACCTGCCAAGAGCAGGCTGAAGTTGCCGAGATGGCGATCCTTTGGCTCCGCGAAACTGACGAACTGCTGAACACAGATGAAAACATCGGACAAAATTGACCTGATCTCTGCGGCCCTTCTGGTCGCTCAACGCGAAGTGGCTAATGCGTCGAAGGACGCCAAGAACCCGCACTTCAAGAACTCTTACGCTTCCCTCGGGAGCGTTATCGAGGCCACTAAGGGCCCGCTCAACAAGGCGGGCATCGTAGTCCTCCAGACCCTCGGAGACGGTGGGGATCGGGTGCATCTGACCACTCGTTTGCTTCACACCTCCGGGCAATGGATCGAGGACACGGCTAGCTCCCCGCTTCCGAAGGCTGACCCGCAGGGAGTGGGCTCGGCGACGACCTATCTCCGTCGTTATGCCCTCGCGGCCTTCCTCTGCATCACGCAGGAGGACGACGATGGCGAGGCCGCTCGTCCGGCCAATCCCGTAATCAAGAACTACGTTCCCAAGCCCGTCCAAAAGGACGATCCTTTCTGACCCGTAACCAAAACCACAACCAACAATAATATGACCTACGACAACACCAATAAGGGCGTTCTTTTCCGCGACACCAACAAGGAGGAGGGCTCCAACAAGCCGGACTACACCGGAAAGCTCAACGTCAACGGCAAGGACTATCGCCTCGCCGGGTGGCTCAAGGAGGGCAAGACTGGCGGCAAGTTCCTGTCCCTGTCCATCAGCGAGCCCCGTCCCACCAATAAGCCGTCCTCCACGGACGAACTCTGATGCATTGGTACACCACGGAAGGCGCGGCTGCACACACGCAGCCAACCAAGAAAGGGGCCAAGAATCCCTTCCGGGCCACCACGATTCGGGACGCGAAGGAGCAGGGGCTCCTTCCGTCCATCACCGGCATTCTGTCGGTCATCGACAATCCAGCCTTGAACCGCTGGAAGATGGGCAAGGTCGCGGAGTACTGCTTTA